TGGTTGTATAGAACCATCGCTTATCCCCGTTCCATCATGAAAACTAGCGTCATTTGCTGCCAAAAGATTCATTTTTGCCGCTGTTAAAATTTCGCCCGGCACAAAATTTAAGTTAACATACGCCATACTATCTCACCCTTTCTATTTGAAATGTCTCAAATCGCTCAATAATCATACCTTTATCGCTATACTTCAGCTCGTAATCTGCCTGCTCTTTATGGACACTTTGCTTTAGTGCCACTTCACTCTCTAACTGCGCCCGCTCGAACGGACTCATAGCAAATGAGTTCACCAGCTCTGCTGGACTAGCCTCGCCTGGCTGCACTGGATTTATTGTTCCTCTCTCAAATTTAGATAACCGTGTATCGTTACCAGTTAACGCTTCGTAGCCGATCATCGGAAACCCTTCAGGTGTTTTATCTAGCCTCTCGCGGGTCGTCAGAAATAGCCCCTGATAGTCATAAATATCACGGTTGCCTCCACGTCTAGGTGCGGTAATTGCTGAAAAGCCTTGAATTGTCTTTGCCGGAAAACACTCAACTGCGACTACCAGATTAGTTTTCAGACATCTCACAAAGTACACCTGGCTGTAATGCTGAGCATAAAAATCTGCCATTTTCTCCAATTCGGCTTGATCTTGCGTTTGCTTGGCTGTTTCGCTATCCATTATTTCCTCCAATAAAAATACGACCGCCGCTCTGGCTGGTCGTATATACTGCTTACATTATACCATACTTAGTTTGCTAGCACATCTCCGCCGTCCAGTGTTGACTTATCCAGTTCAAACACACTAACCTTCGGACGCTCCTCCACCTCCAAACTCTGTCGAAAATTGGCGTTCACGCCGCCTGCCAGCTCGTAGCTGGTAATAAAGCAACTGAAACTATCAGTCAGCTCATCAATCTGCAAGTCCACCGTATCGCCGATCTGCAAATACGGCACAAAAAAGTTGTCCAATTTGAATTGCCTATTTGGATTTGAGTATAGAGTTACAATATTATTAGCAATCGCTCTCGCACCGCCAACATCCTGTACCAGGTTATTTTCAATCTTCAGAATCTCCGCGCCAACACCAGTTGACGTGTCAGGATTGACGCCATACTGCTCAATACTTGGCTCGCTCATGGCATTTTCGGTAATTACTTGCGTTACCTTTGCCGGTACACCCCATAACTGGATACGGTTAATATATCCGTCCACGCTTGAGTTGTTGCGGAAGGTCATTTTGTAAGTGCTGCCAAAGTTATAAACTGATACCAGCTGTACATTGATTGCGCCGCCTCCACCGTCAGAATTTCTCGCGCCAGAATACATCGATGTACCAGAGTTACTGCTTGCATGAACTGGTCTATCTACACTTACAGCATAAAAGTCCCCAACGCTATCCTGAAACTCAGCGAAAATGTCGATAGTCTTACCAGCTCTTATTTTTGTTTGCTCACTGCCTTGCTCCAGTTCCCATAGTTTCTGAAACGCCTGCACTTTGAACGGCTTTGCTACCACCTGTGCCGAGTTTATCACTGGTGTTGACTTAATTTGTAGGTTAGTCAAATTAGAATAACTGAACGTATGAGCTGTTTGCTGAGTCTTCGCCAGGTGCGTTCTATTCCAGAACCGAATTATCCCCTGTTCGTCAACGAAGACCAGCGCCGCTTCCGCCTCTGCCAATTCTTTTAGCAGATCGGTTACGCTCTTGTCTTTTGGTGATAAATAGCCAATCGCCACCTGTTGCGACCGGTCGATCTCAAACTGGTTGGCGCTGAACCCCTGCTCAATCAGTAAATCCCTCACAATTTCGTGTGCAAACTTACCCACAAACGCTGGCAAATTAGAATATTTTGTGTCCAGGTAGGTAATTGCGTCAAACGCTGTCAGCTCCACCGTCTGCTCTACAATATTTATTGTCGGTGTACCCACGAACCCAACAAAATTCGTAATCATCTCGCCATCATATCCAGTCAATATCTTTATCGGTCGCCCCGCCTTGATAAATTTGCCAATCACGGGGTCTTTTTCTGGCAAGAACCGCCCCGTCGTATTATTCAGCGTGATTGTCGCCTGAGCCGTAACCACACCCCATGAATAGCTACTTACCTTTTTACTGATTTTGAAGTTCTTAACGTAGCGGCTTTCGTCTGTGTACGCATATTTGTCAAAAAACGTCACCACATCGCCTGAACCCTTCAGAAAATCTCCACCATCCAGCGCTGAAGAATCCAGATTAAAGAACCGTGTAGTAGGATTTATTTGCTTACTCCACCCCAGCATCACCGCGAAGTCAGTTTGTTTACGCGGCGCGCTCACCTTGCTGATAAAATTAGCCGAAACTGCCTGCATTTACACCTCCCGAATTGTTACGGTTAGGCTCGTCATCAAGCTGCCGCCGCGAATATACTCGTCGGTGTCACAGTCTGTCATAATCCCGTCAAACTGAAGCACGCCGTATTTTGATTGGTCGTTATAAAACCTCACCGTGCCAGTGGCATTAAAGATATCCTCAAAGAATCGAAACTGCGCTGGCGTTACGGCCGTAAATGTCATTTTGGCACGCTTTTTGGATGGAAAGCTATGCCTCTCAATACTGCCATTAATTGACAGGTTGTCGGTTTTCACTACCACCGGCGAATCGTCATAGCCGCTTGGATAAATTGGTATTTCTTGACCATTTAATCGTATCATCGGAGCGCTCCTAGTTGATCAAGTCGTAGTCCCTGCGCTTTCAATGCTCGATTGATTTGTTTAGCAATGTTCACTGCATCCTCCTCGCTAAATTTCTCGTCTCTAGTGGTCACATTCACGGTGATATTGACATCTCGTGCGCCAACGCCGTCGCTGCGCTTGTTAATTTGCGTCACCAGGCTTGCCATCTTACTTTCTGGAACGACCCATTCGTTCTGCCCGCCGTCACCAGCATAAATAATCGAACCGCCGCCCTGCGGAGTAACGATACCACCGGTCGCCATTCGCGGAATATGTAAGCTTGGAATATTGCCAATATGTACGCCTGGAATCTTGTTGATAATTCCAATCGCACCGTTAATCATGCCAATGAACCCGTTTGCCATCTTCTCGACCATGCTTAGTGCACCATTAACTGCACCCCTGACCGCACCGCCAATGGCATTACCAACGAAACTACCCAGTCTTCCGAACATTCCAGTGATAGTATTCCACACTCCACCGAAGAATCCCGCCAGCCCGCCAAATATGCCAGTGATAGCGTTCCATGCTCCGCGGAAAATACCGCCAAACCAGCCTGCCACGCCAGCAAACACGCCGACGATGCCATTCCACACGCCGCCGAACCAGCCAATAGCTGTATTCCACACGCTCACGATAATATTCCATGCGCCACTGAACACACTGCCAAAGAACTGTACTATTGGCGTAAATACTGCCACGATAAAATTCCAAACTGCCTGAAATACGACAAATATCTGATCCTTGAACATGAAAAATAATCCAATGACAAGAGATATCGGTGCGAAGATTACCGCTAAAATAGAAAGCCCCCATTCTTGCACGAACGACACTATGCTATTGAATACGCCAACTATCCCATTCCAAATATCACCAAAAAACCCAAGCACGCCGCCAACAAAATCACTTACAACTTGTCCGATAGCGTTAAAGATACCGCCAAACCAACTAGCAGCAGCACTCCAAGCGGATTTTATAGCCTCCCACGCTTTGCCGAATATATTGAACTTTACCTGTAAAAACACCAATGCTCCAACCACCGCTGCTATAGCAGCAACAATCAAAAGCATCGGATTTTTACCAGTTACTAAATTAAATGCTTCCATGGCCGTTTTCCCGCCACGAATAGCATTCGCAAATTGAATCATACTAGCAGCGAACGATCCCACTTTCATAGCCACTAGGGCAACGCCAGCAGCGGTTACTGCTGGTACGAAATTATTTATTACTATATCCGCAATCTTCTGAATCTTATCCTTATTCTTTTCCAGCCAATTTGTCGCATCCTCAACGGCTTTGCTGATTTTGTCGAACACACCGCCAGCTTTGACTTGTCCAGTCGCTGCATCCACGCCAACAATTTTCATGCCTACGTTGGTAATTGTTTCCAACAAGTTGCTCATGCGTCCGTTGAATGTTCGGGATTGCTTAATCGCACCCTGAAAAGCCATACCACCCTCATCACTTGCCATCTGGAGCGCCTTACGTAGCACATCAGCTGTAACTTTGCCCTTCGATAGGTCGTCGCCGAACGTCTGAATGGAATGACCCGCCCCCATCGCTGCAATGATATATTTTTTGAATCCACCAGCACCTTGGTTGATGATCTGATACCAGTCTTGTGTCATCATCTTGCCATTACCGATTGCCTGTGTAATTGGCAGCGCCAAGCCCTGTAAATCTGCACCAGTTGCACCCGCCAAGTCGCCCAAATTTCTCATCCAGCCCATCAAATCCTGCACTGCCACGCCGTTTGCCAGGAACATTTTGGCGGTTGCCTGGATGGATTTATTATCAAAGGCTGTTTCTTTGCCGTATTGATATAGCGTCTTCATGACAGTATTTGTCGCCTCTACTGTTCCAGTTAGCGACTCAAAAGACGATCGCAGAGACTGCAATTCAGATGCGCTTTTTACGAACGACATCAGCCCAAAGCTACCGCCCACCGCCACCGCAGCGACACGCTTCAGGGTCGATTCAATGAATCCGCCCGCTTGGCTAAAAGAGTCCTTCAAATTAGCAGCATTGCCGACTAGTTTCTTGCCTACATTGCTGCTAAAATTTTTAACGCTCGCCTGAGCAGTCTTCAAGGCAGACTGCAAGGCTGATACGTTTGCTCGGATTGTCAGAGTGAGTGTACTGTTATTCATCTTCCGCCTTCTTTTCCTAGCGGACGAAAAACAACAAAAAAATGCGGCTCAAAGTCCGCATATATTACTCATATTATATCACATCGTGGTATAATCCCTCCATAAGGAAAGGAAATAAACTACCACCATGTTTAGTCTATTTAAGAAAGATAAAACACCAAAACCAATTACAATTATCGGGAAATACGAAGGGTCTCATCCAGAGCTTCCAGGTTCAGTGCTAAACGCTAGTCTCAGGTGTGATGAATATGGAGTAGACTTGTCTTTCAATAAAGGGCAATGGGCTCTCGCTAGACACTTTGACTGGTCAGAGATCGAAGGCTTTGACTTCGATTTTGGCAACGAACGGCGCGTTAGCGGTAAAGAGACTTCAGCCGCCAGGGTTGTTGCTTTTGGTCTTGCTGGGGCGGCCGTAAAGAAGAAAAAGTACGACAGTGGCTTTTATGTGCAGAATGTCTTATACACAAAAAGCGGTAGCGTAGAGCTTATCCTTGAAAAACACTATACGAACACAGGTGATATGGCTACAACTGCGACAAACCTTGAAAGCATGTCTCACACTTCAAAATCAACTAAGTTTAAGAAATATGTTCTTTCTAAATTAAACCTGGAGTCCTCCAAATGAATCTGTCTCTCCGTCGCAAAAAATCTGCTGAATCCAACAAAATTGACAAGATCAAACCATCTGTCAAAAGCTTCAAGCAAATCTACCAAGAAAATAAGAATAGACCGCTTACCAAAAACGAAAAGCGAGGCTGGGCTATTTTGGGCGGTATCATCATAGCTATTCTCGTCATTGCTCATGTCAGCAATGTGATGGAGCAGTCTCGTCTCGAAAAGGACAATGTTCCAATCGTTATATCTGATGTAGAGGACAATATTAAGCTTGATTATTACACCGACAGGCTTGAGCTATCCGCCAAAATATCGGGTGTTAGCTCATTTGCCGAGGTAAAAGTCTCAGGCGACAAAACCGACATCCACGACCGCAAAAACGCAGCTGGTAATATCAAATACGAAGTTAAAAATATTAAAGAGGGAGACAGCGATATCTCTATATCTGTTGCTGATGGCAAACGCCACAGTGATAAAACGATTAAGCTTCACCGCCAAACAAAAGCCGACCATGATAAGCAAGAGCTCGAAAAAGCTCTCAAGTATACCGAGAAGATAGTAAAAAAGGCTGAAGAGCAACCCACCAACGAAAACATCTCTCGTGCCAAATTAGACATCAATAGACTACCAGAAGACAAGCGTGCTCCATTCTCTGAACGTATCGCCAAACTAGAAAAAGCCAAGCAGGAAGAGAAAGAGCGAGCCGAACAGGCGAAGAAAGCCGCCGAGGAAAAGAAAAAGCAAGAGGAAGCCGCCGCTGCTATCGCTCGCCAACAACAGCAGTCGCGCTCACAACCAGTAGCTACACCTCGCCAGACTGCGCCCTCACCGCAACCCGCTCCATCGGGGCCGAACTTTAGCAACTGCAAAGAAGCACGTGCCGCTGGCTATAGTCATATGCGTCGAGGTGAGCCTGGGTACGCATCACACCTTGATAGAGACGGTGACGGTATCGCCTGCGACAAGCACAGATAAAAGCAGAGGCAGCTTACTGCTGCCTCGCCTTATCGATTTGCTCCTTTTCGACTACCGCCTCAACTTGACGTCTTGCTAGGATAGCTGCGGTAAAATCCTCTGGCTGATCCATGTATTCATCGTACGTCCATCCATATTCCTTACAGATAAGCGCAATTTGGATCATCTGCGGCACTTCGCCAGAACCATTGCGTAGAGCGCGGTCGTACTTAATAGACCACGCTTCTATTCTTTTGGGAGCTCCCTCTCTCTACCGAATACTTCCATAACCTTATTGCTGATAGTCTCATAGTCGTCGCCAAATTCGCTGTCCATCAGTGCTTCAAATGGCTGTTCACGGCTGCCACAATACTCCAGCAATAACTTCTCAATTAGTTTATCGCTCGCTCCCATAACTCTACTCAAGTCGACATCTACCTCGCCATCACTGGCTTCCATTTCCTTGGTAGACATAGTTTGCCCCTCGAGCATTAGCCGTCGATACATACTTCTGTCGCGATTGCGGATAAATCCGCGGATAACGGCGTTACGCCCGTCTTTTAGTTCGATAAACAGTTCTCGATTACTCATTTATTTGCTCCTAGTACTCGTATTTATTAACCAATTCAGCTTCGATAGTCTTGCCGTCTGTAATATTCAGCAAGCCCTCAAAGTTGATCGTCTCAGTTGAAATATCGCTCAGTCCGTAGCTCGGCTCACGGCTAGAAATTGCCACCTTGCTTATAGTAAACAGCAGACTGGTTGGCGTGGTGTTACCGGCTTTGTGGTTTTTGTCGATAAAGCCAAACTGCATTGCCTGAGTTGTACCGTTCAGCATCATGCCTTTGTAGGTGTCGTCGGTGTACAGTTTCTCGATTGAGCCGCTAACCTCAAAGTCCTTATTAAAGATCTCCTGAATATCATCCTTAGAGCTCGACGTTTGAACCGCCTCCAAGTTTTTCTTAATTTCCAAGCTGAAACTCTTAACGTCTTGTAGCTCTGGCGCTGCTGCTAGCCCGGCTGTATCGGCTGCCATTTTCAACAGCACGTCTTTCGGAATAAACTCAGTTTCCGTCGCATCATAGGCAATAGTGACAGACGACGGCGTTACGTCCTTTGACTTTTTCGACATCAAGCTTACTTCAATCTTCGGATAGTCGTCAGGTGTCCATGAAATCTTAAAGCTCTCAATCATAGCATACGGGAACTGCCCGCAGAATACCGCCTCTTTAATAGTAACGGTCGAGCTGATGTGCGTATTCTCATTATTAAGTGAGAATAAGTGTTTCTTAGCTCCCGTATCGCCAGCAACAGGTGTTGTTGTGGCTTTTTGCCCAAACACCATTGCCAGCCAGTAGTACAGCCCTTTTGCCCATGTTTTACCGCCAATTGAGCCTTCGCCCTTAACACTCATCACATCGACAGCGTTGTTTTTGGTGATGTTGTTGTACGCCGATTCATTAGTTTTCGTTTCTGGAGTATCCTTAAAGCTAAAATCTAGTTGCGGATAAAAATACGTCGGCATTTTGGCGGTACCTCTGGTGTCTTCCAGCGCCAAACCCACGGCGGTCTTTCGACCTGTTACAATCTTTTTCTCTGCCATTATTCCTCTCCCTCCTTATTTTCGGCTTTGGCTTTTTTAATTGCTTCTTCAAAGCTCCCTGATTCGACAGACAGTCCCAACTCTGGCAGGTAGAATGACTGCTTCGGTGCGGGTGCTGCTGGCTGATTATCTTTCTTCACGGTTAATCCCTTTCTTACGCGAAATCAGTCAGTAGCAAAAGAAAATGCGACCAAGGCTGATCGCATATACTACCCGTATTATACCATGGCGCTTACATTTATCCAATCATATCACGAGTACGTACCGTAAATCGTATTAAAGCTTCGTTAGTGAATACGCTACCGCCCCGCTCGCTCACTACATACTCAATTTCCGTTTGGCTACCTAAATCGATTATCAGTTCGTCAGATTGCTCATCCTGAAATCGTCTCAGCACAGATAAAATTGTCTCAGGTAGTAATTTATTCTTACTATCTCGCCCGCAAATCATCTTTACCAGTGCCATATGACTGCCGCTGCGTTTCGCTGTACTATTAAAATCTCTAGTTAGGTCATATGCCACATTGATTAATACCGTCGAGTGCGTTTCGATTGAATACGAGGCATCATCAATGACACTCTGCCGTTCATAACTAATAAAGCACATCGGCAAGCTTGATTTATCCACCACCATTGGATCGCCCAAATAATATTTATTCCTCAAATCTTTCGGGCCGTGATCATTTAACAGGTTGCGCAGCTTTGCTAAAATTGGGTCTTCGTATTGCATTATCTCTCTCCTTCAGCTTCTAAATAGATTTGTAATCGCTGGCGAATATACCGTGCCTGCGATTCGGTCATACCCCACATCTTGCGTGCTGGCATATTTTTTGTACCCATCTGATGATATTTGAAATACCGTGTCGGGTTTTTAATGACTGCTTTGTCGCTGTATATTTCCGCCTTAAAACCATCCTTCATCTTGCCCGTTTTATTCAGTATCGGCCACGGATAGTTTCGCTTACGCTTCCGCCACTGTGTGCCAAAAACTGTACCACGCTTACCACTAAAGTTCTTGGAAATCTCATCCAACATAAAGTTAGCCGCCTCTTGCAATGGTATACGCAGACTACTAGCACGCTTCCATCGATTTAATAGTATCTGATTGAATTGCTTCAGTTCCTCGCCATCAACCGTGACAGAAATTGGTACTTTTTGCCCGTCCATCTACCAATCCTCGCTACTGATATGCGGTTTCTTTGAAAAAAGATCTCCATCATCCCGCGCCGCAAATCCTTGAGCACTTCTTGAACAGGCTCCGCCGCAAACCGTGGCAATTATCGTGTTCAGTTTTTCGCTTGCCAGCTCCAATTTCTTATAGCCATCCTTGCTGGTATTTTCAATGTCTTCATTAAATCCATAATCTCGCACTAATAGCATACCGGCAGCCATTAGTCGCTGAATGTAGCGTAATGTCGGTTTATAGTCCTCAGCCCAAACAGCCTCACACGGGATCTTTGATATGATTTCACTCAGGGCTTCAGTTCGCACTTTCTCGACATATTCAGGCTCTACACTAGAGCTAGCAAAGCGTACTGACACTTCCTGCCCAGAAACAACCGGCTTTTCCAGCGTAATCAATGCATTAGTGGTGTCTACTTCGGTTGCTTTGACTAGCTTATTGTCCACCAGCACTCGCACATCTTTTACGTCAATTGTATCGTCGCCGTTGACGTCAGCCAAGATATAGTCTCCTAGCGAAATCACCGAACTGTTAACGTCGTTAAACTCCAATAGCTGGCGGTGATACAATCCCGCTTCCTGTAATATATCTTTGATAGGTTGATTTATTTCGTGCTCCATATTATTTCTCCTAATCCTCAAACAAAGGCGGGCGAATCATCTCCCGCCTCAAGTCTGCCGACTAAGAACCTTTCACAGTCACGATAAACTGCATTGCCTGGTAAGCTGCGTCGTAACGACCACGCAAGCCCCAGCTAAACACATCAGTTTCGAATGCCCTGTCGCTGTTTATGTCGGTCTTCGCAACAGGTGCACCAACCTTCACGCGCTCAGCAATTGTCAATGGGCACATACCCTCTTTAGCCGCCACCAAGAATGCTGCTTTGCCAGCAATTCGTGGATCAACGATAAGCTCAACACGTTTGTAATTGGTGTTGCTCTGTCCATTGTCCAACTTCTCGCGGAGCAAGATTTTCTCAGCTTCTTCGCGGTTTTCCAAGCCAACAATCAAGTGAGTTGGAATTGGGTTGATCAAGTCGCCGTCAGAGTCCTTCATACCTACTAATGCGTCGTAAGCTTTGCTAAATGTTCCAGCACCGAATGCGCCAGGGATCAAGTTGCCACGATCAGCGTGGAAGAATGGCTTGCCGTCGCTCAAGTTAGCAGTAAAGCCAACAGGAAGTGCAGCTACAGCCAACGCGCCGTAATGACGACCGCTCTTGGTGGTCATAACACGAGTTTGGTTTGGAATCTGACCGAGGTCGTCATCTTCAATCTTTTCGCGCTCAACATCCAGAGTTGACTCCCACTTTCGTGGAGCGATTGTGTAAACTGTGTTGTCAGCTACACCGTGCTTGCGCTCTGATTTGAACTCACGCATGCCAGGCACGCTGTTGAGTGCCACGATGTTGTTGACCGCACCCGTCACTGGTGTGATATCGTACAAAATGCCCTGCAGAGGGTCTTTGTATTCTTTTTTAGTAGTCTTGTATACCGTCTTGATGGCGGTATCAAGCTTTTGTAGCATTGCTATTAAATCCATCTCATCTTCCTTTCTTAGCCTAGGCGAACGCCTACAGTTTTGTTATCAATTACTTCAACAATCTGTCCGATTGCAGGAGCGGTAGCGCTAACAGTTGTCGTAACCCTGTCAGATGTAGCAACTGCAACAGCTTTACCTAAGTCAGCAGCAGCTACTGAGTCGATCGCCAACTGGAACACACCTGTTCGATAGATGCGCACCTCGCCCTGAACTAAGCCGTTGGTGCTTTCCATTGCAACGCCCAGGAATGGTTTTGCGCCTGCTTCTGCTGCCCTAGCCTTACCTGCAGCGTCAACAGTCACTAATTGTCCGCGATTAATCGTATTGCTACCAAATGGAGCTGAAATCAAATCGCCGTCTTGTCGTAGAAATGTCATTATTGATTCTCCTTCTCACGCTTTACTTCTTTATAATCTTCTTCATTCAGTCCAAACCGCTCGATGTCTGCTTTATCGGAGTCGTCCAGCTGAACTTCATCACCATTTCCATTGCCGCCTTCACCGCCATCTTCGCTCAATAGCCGCATTGCCGGCATTGCCGCAAAGAGTTCCGATAATAACACATCAACAGATTTGGTTTTCGTATCAGATAACTGCACCTTGGTATCTTTGGCGGCGCAGAGTGCCAAATAGCTCTCCTTTTGAGCTGGGACAAGCTTGCCTTCAGAAAGCAACTTCTCATATTCAGCCTCAGCCTGCTTTTCCGATAGCTCTTGCTTCTGCCTTGCCAGTTCGGCTTTTTCCCGAGCCAACTCAGCTTTCTCAGCTTCAAGCGCTTTCTGCTCGTCAGACAAATCTTTCTTGTCGGACAAATTGTCCTCTCCAGACTTATCCTCGTCTTTATCTTCTGGCTCTTTAGCGTCAGCGATTTGCTGCTTTACCGCTTCCTCCTGATCTTCAGGAACTTCAACGTCTGCACCAGCGGCGACAGTTGTAGTCTTCTCCTCACCGTCTTCCTGCCACTTCACCTCGACGTCAAAATCACGGTCGTTAGTTACTTTTACCTTATTCATCCCATTCTCCTCTCTCTTGTTATTAGATGAATCACTAAGCACAATGGCTGCCTGCGACATGTCAGACAGCGCCGGCTCAAAGGCGTGCATACCTTTGAGATATGGGTCGGTCACTAGCCCTACATGTTGCAGTACCGCACCCTTAAGCGAACCATCTTTCTTGTCCTTATATTGCAAATCCATACCCATTGATACGTTTGGAATCAGGTTTTTGTCGATTTTATCGGCAACTGCATCGTCGCGAATTTCTATCAAACCATACAAGCCGTCTTCTCGTGCCTCCAGCTCCAGCAACTCGCCAGTATTAAGGCTTGCCAAGCTTGAGCTGTCATATGGGTGTCCTAGTGGCACTGGTACGTAGTCCAAAACCTTGTCATTGAAGTTTTTTACCAACTGATCAACTAGATTCTTGTCAATAACCAACTTCGAATTATCCCAATCGTTTGGATCTATCCATTCACCAAACGGACATAATTGCTTCCAGTACCGTCTGTACTCGCTTTTGCCCTCGTCGCTTAGTCGGATGTTATCTTTCGTCTTCGTTGAAACTGTAAACATATTATTCTCCCGATATACTCCAAGAGAAATTTGCCCCAAAAGAAAATGCGACAAACTCGCTTGTCGCATATACTGGTCGTATTATATCATACTTGTGGTTAAAGCAAAACTATTTGTTTTTATGCTGCTTTTTCAACTGTTCGTCTAGGTATTCAGAATCCATCTGCCAAATAGCATGCATCCGTTGAACTGCTCGGCTCGGTTTGTAATTTGGATCGGCGAGACGCTTCTCAACTTCCTCGGCCGTCTTATTCAAACTAGCCATCATTTCATCAGTCAGCAAGTCCTCTGATTCATCAGCGAGGTATTTAGTGTCCTTCGTCATTTCCATATCAGCCATGATAATCTCATTATCTAACTTCTTAAGCCTTTTTACAACGAACTTCTTGCCCCTAGACAGCAGATATTCGTCCTCATCTGTTATTGAGGTAACACCATTATCTGCTAGCACTTTCTCCATATCCAAATATGGCATATCCTTTGGAGCCTTAAAGATAAATACATATTTGTTCCCATCAGCTTGCTGTGCAAACTCTATTGACACATCCTGACTGGTGGATGTAGAAAGAAAATTAGGATTATCGACAATATCATTAACCGACAACTTTGACTCTAGCCCAATACCACGATACAGCACCACGTCCTTCTCTAGCTTCGTCTTCTTAATCGCCTTATCCAGTTGCTTAATATCAGCCTCAGCATACTCATTCATTGGTCGGCGACCCAATAGCGTCTGATTGATATTTATAAACCCATTGCCCTTGTATGTCTCGACACTCAGCAACTCTGCCTTGGTGTACTGTGCCATGTATGGATTCTCTTCAATCAGCTGCGGCTTCGGCGTTCTCTGAATCTTCTCAATGTTGTGCATCTGCATGTTGTTCGGCGGGTTTATTTCATCCTCTGGATTATCGCCGAGAAGTCTCGTAAACGTCGAGCGGCAGTTAAAATGTCGCGGCGGAATATACTCAGGATATGCCTGCCACTCCTTCCACGTCATCACCTTGCCATCCAGCGCGCTACAGCCAGGCGACGTTCGTGCATCCAGAATTGCCGAAAACTCCAACACATCGTCATCGTCCCATACCGAATTACGCCCGGAATTGACCGCTTGTGCGATTGCGTACGACGCCGTATCTGTCAACTTCGTCGCAAACCACGCCAGAATCAGTTTCGAAATCTCAGCACTGTAGTCGATCTGCTCATCATCCAGCACCACTCTATCCATCACCAGGCTTTTAGCGTAATTGGTCAGGTCATCCTGCTGCTTCTCGATAATCCAGTTTATGTATTCAATGGCTGCCTTGGTTAAATCGTTGCCATTCTTCGCAGCCGACTTACCTATTTCATCGCTAGCACTGATTTTTCCAATCTGATACCCCTGCTTAAAGAATGATACCAACGTTCGGCGGTACTCCACTGGAAACACCACCGCATCAATATCACTCACCAGCTTTGATTCTGCGACTTCCTGGCTAACTTCCTCCGCCACAGTCTCATAAACTGGGCGGATTTGGTCTAAAAAACGTTTTTCTAGCTCCTGCCATCTGGCGTCAAGCTTTTTCAGACTCTCGCTCGGTTCATGCTTGTGTTTGTCGCTCATCGTTCGCTGACCAGTCGACGTGCCGCCAGCCTCTTTTTCCTTGCCTACATTGCTTTCAGTATTTTCAGCCTGCTCAGTACGCTGCTGCTTAATCTTCTCCACGTCAAAACCTAGCCGTGTCGCTGTTGCGTCCTCAATCTCGCTCGCCATTGCGTCAGACATGCGGTCTTTCTGAATCATTGTCGTAAAGGCGTTAAATATCGCACCAACCACTTCGTTGTCCATCTTCTCGAATGCGAAAACTGGATAGCGTGGTTCGCTAAAGTTAATATCGATCAAATCAGCGATGATGTATTGGTTAATGTGAGCCGCCAGCTTATTCATGACGGATTCTAGGCTCATACGGAACATCTTTGCTTGCGTATCGCTCAGCGCAAAGCTACCAGTCGAACTTGTCCCCTGCGAACCCAGCAGCATAAAGTTAGCCAGGAATACTCTTGCCATCTCAGAGTTCTGTCGCTCAATGGACTGGTGTGGATCGCGTCCCTCGGAATTCAGCACTTCAAGTTCGTAATTTTGCGGCAAGGTAGCCATTGAATTGACCTTGCCTAAACGACTTAATACGTTCAATACTTTCGACGTTACTTTGTCATCATCTTTTGCAAGCGTGCTGCCGGTATTTTTTAATACCTTTGGTTTGATAGCGTCATTTTGCAAAGCAATGCTATCCAGGTATTCCAACTTCCACTTCTTGTCGTAGTTTCGCCAAAGTGCCGTAAATATTGAACGTCCATAATACTGATCGTATCGTTTGCCTGGTGTAAATAGGAACGTTTTGTAAGCTGGAATAACCACCGTCGAACCGTCTTCTTGCGTTTGCTTAATCCCTTGATAGCCGTCCTTCAAATCGCTTAGAATCTCTACACTCCTCGAATCCCGCAGCGCCAGCTTCTTCAACTCGTAGCGGTTATTATTTAGTCGATACACCTTCTCCCATACTTGAAAGCCGTCAACCAATGCCATCATTGATTGATCGAGAAATAGATTAAACGGCGTTTCAATACCGCCTTTATAACTCTCGCTCAGTAAGTTGTTTCGTACGAACTCTGCTTGTGTTTTCGCCTCAGTGCTTTCGTCGGCAGGCTTAATGTCATACTCGCTTGCCAAAATCGGCATGGTCAGGATATTGAATAATGCCTCGATAGTGCCATCACGCAGCATATCTCGGTAGTCAGTAATTCTCTTCGGGCGGTTTAGCTTCATCTTCTCGGCTTCGTAGTCCGTAAACACGCCAGTGCCAGCACTACCAATCTCACGTAGTCGGCTGCCTGCATTTTTATCGTTATTCTTACTGCTCAAGTTTACCAGCTTCATAATTTCTCCAAATAAAATACGACGCCTTTCGCGCGTCGTATATACTTACTCTGATTATATCATACTTATACTTAATCCAACCACTCATCGTCATCTAGCTCGTCGTAATAATCACCAGCGGTCTGGAAATCTTTACTCGACACCTGATTCATACCCTCCACCAACAGCAACCGCACTGCATAAACCACCATGTCCACCATGTCATCATGCGTCCCCTTCGGAAATTCAATCAACTGCTCGCGTAACGCTTGCCCATTCTGAATATCCTTGACGATGTATATCCTACCAGCCTCAAAGAATCGGCTCACAGCTAAGAGTCGCCGCACTTTGTCCTTATCAGGCTTCAAACCAATGACAGGCAATCCCGCCAGCAAATCCCGAAACACCAGCCCCAGCGCACCCTCTTCTATGCCAATCACCTGCGGTTTGTATATTTCATCAAGCTCCCTTACCGTATCAGCAGTAACACTCGGCGAGGTTCGTTGGTTGCGTATCGCACGTATGTAAACATTACCATCAGTATACAGATCGGCAACGCCCATAGCCGTCGGGTCGGCCGTCTGGCGTTCGCTGGCGGCAGGGTCGATTGTCAGCACTCGTGCTAGCCGTGCATGCTTATCTGGCACCTGGCTCGGATCACACTCTTTAATCCAATCAGGCTTGATAATAGCGTCCTCTTCGCTAAATGGCTTGTGCTGATATTCCTGTGCAAAAGCAATACTTCCAACGAACTCCTGATCGTTCGGGTCATCTCTCATCGCTCGTAGCTTCTCCAGGCTGCGGTGCTCCGGCCACAAAGCCCGCTCTGTACCGTCCTCTTCCGTGGTGATTGCGTAAAACACTCGTGTCTGCCAACTTTTGAAAATGTCTTGCTGCTTCATTACTTTATTAACAAGGCTGTCAAAGTGAAGAATCGTGCCGATAACAACAGCACGTCCACCTCTAGCTAATGCTGGAATAGCTGCTTTGGTAAACCAATGATACAACTTCTGACGTTGCTCAGCGCTCTTGATATTTTCGTCGTTCTCGATGTCGTCGAATATCATTAGTGTCGGTCGTGTATGCCGATGGCGAATACCACGAATTTTCATGCCTGAACCTTTAGCAGCGTATTTAATGCCGTTGCTCAACACAAACTCACCATCTTGCCAGTCGTCGCCCTTCATATTCCCGAATAACCATTTAATTTTCGGATTATTCTCGAATTCATCTTTAAGCGCATTGATGAACTCAGCAGCTTGCGTATACGTGTCGCTGATTATCACAACGAACTCTTCCTGTTCAAAACAGCCTGCCCACAAAGGATACGTCATGTCCACCGTCGTCGATTTAGCATGACCGCGCGGCGCAATAACGCCAACTCGCCGATTGTCCTTGTTGCTGATCAGGTCTAATATCTCTTTATGGAATGGCGGCGTTTCCAAAGGAAAATACGGCCGTGCGATGAACCAGCCGAAAAGGTGAATATTCTCCCGCCGCTTGAATATCGCCAGCAGATAGCGGCGCAGTTTGTCGCGGTCAGTGTTCCAGTATTTGTCGCAAAGCCGCAGAATGTCCGTTCTGGTTAGGTTATTCAAAGATGGCTGCTTTGAGTTCGTCGTCATCAATATCACCTTCCTCTTTCGCTTTTCTCAGCTTCAGGTCTCGCTCGTCCCTCCATCCGCAGACGTTTTTCATAGTAAAGATAGCAAAGCTTGGTGGAGCGGCACCGCTTAAAGCCACGTCGACGATAAACTCGCGCTGTAGATCTTTGGCGGTATCGTAGGCTTCGGCAAATTCTGGATACTCAGCACACCAGTTCTTCAGCGTATTGCGGTGAACGTCAATTTTTCTGGCAAAGCCTTCAAACCACGGGAAACGTTGTGGCAGGCGGCGCGAGACGTATTTGCCGCCCTCGGTGCCGGTTATCTCCTGTTCTCTAATAATTTCTAGCGGTTCTATTGAAAAATAGTCAATGAGCTGCTGGCAATACTCTGGCTTATATTTCGTCGGTTGTCCTGGCTCTGGTTGCTCAAGCTGTTTTGGCGGCTCAACAGGTGGCGTTTTCGGCGTATCCTTAACAATCCCGCGCAGTTGCTGCTTCGGGGATTTGCGGCTAGACTGCTTGCTGCTTCGCCTGTTCCTGCGCATCATTTTTCTGGTTGCCATGATAATTTCTCCAAATAAAAAAGCGGCTCTTTCGATCCGCAATTCATAAGGCTATTATAACATAAAAGAGGCGGCACGTAATTCGCCACCGCCTCAGTCAACCTTTTAGGCGCACACATATTATTGACGTTTACGCCTATTATGGCTTAGTTATTGACTCAATAAACTCAATCGCTGCATCACAACCCTTACATACAACAGCCTGAATGCCAGCCTCATTGAGTGTTTTAATCCACTTCTTCTGATTTTCTGATGTCACGCCTCCTTTCTTGCGCTTCATTTCGATGAATACCAAACGATTTGCGTATGTATTGGTATATGATGATAGATCCTCTCGAGGCACATTGTCGCCGTATCCATACCAGACATCCGGCACGACTACGGCCAAGTCTGGCACGCCAGAACTCACGCCAAGCTTTTTGTTCTTCGCTTTCTGGCTCCAGCTTCGGGTGTATGTTTCATTTGGCACACGAAAATGTGGATAACCTTTCAGTCGCAACCACTGTACAAATGCTTCTTGTTCTTGATCCTCGGTTGGGTTTTCTATGTTTGCGATGTTAGGCATTATTACCACTCCTTAATTCCGAGATATTTTAGCCAGTCTTCTCTGTTTTCTTCGATGGATTTTTTAATGCTGTCATATGTGTCGAAGTAAATA